CGCTGGCTGCTGCTGTCCGCGCCGGGATGCCCGCGCTCGCCGCCGAAGCGCACATGTCCGCCGCGCACGGCGCGGCCCTGCGCGGTGATGCCCGCGCCGCCGCGCTGCTCCTCGGCCGCGCCGAGACCGACCTCAGCAGGGCCGACCGCGAGCAGGCCCCCGGCTGGTCGACGTACCTCTCGAGCGCCTACCTTGACGCGCGCGCCGGCCACACGCTCCTCGCCGTCGGCGACCTGCCCGCGGCGGTCCGCAGCGCCCGCGCTTCCCTCGACATGGCGGACGGTTACAACAGAGGCCGGATGTTCAATCTCGCGCTGCTCGCGACCGCGTTGCTCGACGCCGGCCAGGCGGACGAGGCGGTGGCGACCGGCCGCGAGGCATTGGACGTGGCGGAGCGGATCTCTTCGGCGCGCGCGGACGAATACCTGCGCCGGATCGCGGTGCGTCTCGTGCCCTTCCGCGACGAGCCTGCGGCCGCTGATCTCATGACCGGCATCGCCGAGCGGCTAGCGCCGGTCGAGCAGGAGGCTCTGGAGCCCGATCACTGAGGCCGACCCCGTGACTTCACCGGAGGCGAGGAGGCTCGGGATCTCATCGAGCGGCCACCAGTGCAGCTCGGCGGCTTCGTTGATGTCGGTGGGTGTCTCGGCGACTTGCTCCGCCCCGTAGGAGACGAAAAGATGCTGCTCGGCGTCGGCTGTGGCGACCCACGGCTGGAAGGAGATCAGGGGCCGGAGTGCGGTTGGCCGCCAGCCGGTCTCCTCCTCGGCTTCGCGGGCGGCGCACGCGGCGATGTCCTCGCCGTCGTCGCAGTAGCCGCCGGGCAGCTCCCACACCCACCGGTCGATCACGAACCGGTGCCGGCGCATCAGGAGGACACGGTCGTCGACGACGAGCAGCGTCATGGCGGCGGCCGGGGCGCGGTACACGTACTGCTCGAACTCGGTGCCGTTGGGGAGCTCGACGTGCGCGATCGACCAGACCGCGCGGCGCGAGTCGTCGACGATGCGCTCGCTGTGAATGGTCCACTGGGTGTCTGCCATGCGCCGACTCTAACGGCGAGGCTAGCGACGGGACCACGTCGGGAGGACTGGACGCGGCCCGTCCCGCTCCCGTCCGTTGATCGTACAGTTGTGCGATAATCGCGCCATGACGCACGGACGACTCCACCTCGACCAGTTCACTGCGTGTGCGGGCGAGCCGATCCTTCGAGCTCGAGCTGTTCCGACCGGAATGCACTCGAACCGGATCATCACCGTCGCCCCACTTTCCTTGATCGTCATGACCGTCGTCGACTCGTACGAGCCCATGGTGACAACCGCGTACCGAACGCCGGAGGAGGCCGTGGCGGCGGCAGAGCGGGTCATGGCGGAGCCGGATTCGCGCGGCATACTCCGGGACTGGACGATCGGCGACGGCCCCTCGGGGGAAGTGCTGATCCAGCCCGGCGGCGGTTTCGGCCAGTAGGGATCTCTCATGCCGCCTCCGCGTGGCTCCCGTCCCTCCACCGCCGCTGCGGTTACGCTCGCGGCGTGCGGTTCTCCACAGGCAGTGCCGCGCACAAGGAAAGCCCTCCGCACCGGTTGGTGCGGAGGGCTTCACGCATCGCGGGTGAGGGCCTGTCGGGATTCGATGGCTCGGAGCGAAGCCGACCGGCCACCTTGGCTGGTGCGAAGGGTGTCTTCGATGATCTGGTGCGCCCAGGGCCGGTCGAGGAGCTGTTGGGAGGCCACCTCGTTGAGGCGTTCGAGGGCGTGGATGGTGGCGGACAGGTCGGTCTTGTTCCAGGCGGCGAGGGCTACGTCCTGCCAGAACCGGCCCTGCTCGTGGCGGGTGGGGATCGACGCGGGGTCGATGGCGCGGGCGTGGGCGAGGGTGGCGCCGAAGTCGCCGGCGGCGCGCGCGATGGAGACGCGGTAGACGGCAAGGTCGACGGTGCTCATGGCTGGCGCGGGCCGGTGGGCGGCGACGGCGGCGCGGAAGTAGTCCCAGGCGCCGGTGTAGTCGTCCTGGGAAGCGGCGGTGTAGGCGGCGGTGCAGAGGAGGTTCGCGTAGCTTGCCGCGGCCGCCGCATCGGCCAGTCCAGTGTGCTCGGCGAGTTCGTCGGCTGCGTGGGTCAAGACCTCGATCGCGGTCGGATCGGAATGCCTGCGCAAGACGATGCCGACGATCCGTCCGGCCTCGGCGGCGGTGACCGGGTCGAGGCCTTCGCCGGCGTAGCGGACCGCGCGGTCGGCGGCCACGGCGGCGTGCGCGTCCTTCGAGGAGCGGTAGAGGACCTGTGCGGCAACGGTGTAGGTGCGGGCGAGCAGCCCGGCGGCGTCGGCGGCGGTGACGGTGGAGGCCGACTTGTAGGCCGCGTGGGCGGCGGGAAGCAGCCGGGCGATGGACCGCTGGAGCAGCGGCACCTGCGCGGCCGCGAGCTGGTCTTCGGCGGCTGCGATACGCACTGCGAGATCGGGCAGGTCGGGGGCCTCGACTTCCGGTATTCGGTGCAGGACCTGGTCGATCGGTGTGGCCGGGAGCGTTAGCGCCCCGCCGAGGAATGCTGCCGAGGTGTATAGGAGGGTCCGCCGTCTCATCGTGTCATCATGCCCGACCCGCTCGGCGGGTGTCACCGCCTCGCCCATGCCGGTTTCCGATTCGGCAAGGCCGACATCGCGGGCCGGGACGCCGAGGCGGTCGACGACGATCCGCAAGTCGGCCACCGTCCAGGGCTGGAGTCCGCGTTCAAGCCGGGAGAGGGCGGAGGCACTGAATCCGCACTTCACCCCGGCCTCGTCAAGACTCAGATTGGCCCGCGACCGGGCGGCGCGCACGGCGTGGCCGATGCGCTCGTTGATCTGACGGGCGGTCAAGGGCCCGGTCGTGTCCACCATGCGCCCACACTTTACTGCCCTTGCGGATTCCGCAATCGGATTGCTGACACTGCAAGGTCCCTTGATGCGCCAGGCCGGGCGCGGTGTGCTGGACAAGCGGCAGGGCACCCCCGGCCTCGATCCGAGTCCACATCTCCTTGAGGAGGGCCATCATGTTCCAGACCCAGGCCTTCGCTACTACGGTCCCCGGCACCGGCATCAACCCGCCCATGGCCGCGCCGATGTCCTTCGGCGCCCCCGCCAGCAGGTTGTTGAAGTCCCGGAGTCGAGGCGGACGTCCACACTCGCGGGCTGGACGAGCTCCGGGTCGGACGGGTGGACAACCAACCGTCCGTCCGCGATCGCTGTCTCGCTGTCGCGATAGCTCAGTAGGCTTCCGCTTGTTTGGGCGGCGTCCACCTCGTCGCGTCCGGCATTTCTCAAGGTGTCCGTCACGGTGAGCCTGCTGGGGCAGAGTGCATGGACGCTACCGGACGCGGACGCGAGGCCCGAGGTGCACGGGTGTCCACGGTGCTCCGTCCACGATCCGGGGTGGACACCTCTTCGTCCATGTGTCAGACTATATGACGTTGGACGCCATCTTGCATGGCGTGAGCGTTGGACGGCTACGTCGTCCATGAACGCGAACAGCCCCGCCGGAACGGAACTCCGGGCGAGGCTGCGACACCACCGAATGGACTGGACCCAAGCGATGGATAAGCCCACTGTACACACCCGCGCTGAGCTGCGCGTCTTCTACGGCGTCGTGCTCGTGCTCGCCCTCTTCGGGCAGTCAAGCGGCGCCTCTTCCTGGCTGATCCCCCCCGACCCCAACATGATCCAGTTCGGCCTGTACTGGCTCCTCGTCATCGGCTTCGTCGCGGTCCTCGAACTCGGCGCCGTCGTCCTCCTGCGCCGCGCCGAAGCTCAACGCCGCGCCGGCGAACGCGCCTGGATCGCCATCCTTACCGCGATCGCCATCGCCATCGGTGCCGCTGCACTCTCGTGGGCCGGGCACTGGGGTCCCGCGGTCCACCAGCAGCTCCAGTCCTGGGCGTTCGCCGGGTCGACCCTCCTCGGCGTCATCGTCTGGGCGATCATGGCTGACCTGCGTATCGACCCGACCGTCTCCCAGCACCGGGCCGTGCGTGAGGCCGTGCGCCGGTACGTCAAGGCACTCACCATGGACAACGCTGAGAAAGCGGTCCTGATCGCCACCATGAACATCCCCCTCATCACGAAGTGGATCCTCGACGGGCCCAACGCGGTCGAGGGGGAAGGGCACGAGCGCGACATCCGTATCGCGCGGATCCTCGCCACCGCGATCGACCCCGAGACCTGGCACGGCCACCAAGAGCTGCCGGAAGTCCTCCCGGTCGAGCCCGCCCCCGCCGCCGAGCCCGCCCCGGCGCTGATTGCCGCCCCCGAGACGCTGCGCCTGCCCTCGTTCCCGGCCACGGCGCCGAAGCCGAAGACGCCAGTCCGGCGCCCCGCCAACAAGGCGAAGCTCGACCCCGCCGAGATCGCCGCGGCCTACCAGCAGCTCTACCGCACCCTCGGGCGCCGCCCGTCGGTGACCGAACTCGGTGAGGCGGGCGCCAGCGTCGACGGCGGCCCGGTGCGGTGGAAGCGTTCGTCGGCCGGGAGCTGGATGCAGAAGCACCGGGCCCTGCTTTCCGAACTCGAAGCCGAAGTGCTCAACGAAGCCGCCGCCGAACTGGAAGGAGCGTCCGCATGACGGACCGGACACCCGCAGTGGATGCGAACGTGGATGGGGCCTGGACGCCGTTCATCGGAGACGATGTCCAACCGCAGCGGACGCCGGACGCGGACACTTGCCCGTCCACCGTCCGCGTGGACGAACCGCGGTGGCATCCGCTCGTGATCGAGGGCGGACGCGGACACGCGGACGCTCCAGCTCGGATGCTGAGGCGCGCGGCGGACAACGCGGCCGTGGACGTTCCGGATGAAGCGGATGTGGACACTGCTGCGGACGGGTTCGATGCGGCCGTCGAGGACGCGCTCGCCGCCGCCGTTGTCGACGCGCCGCCGGCCGAGCCCGAGACCGACCCGGCGGAGGTCGAGCCTGAGACGGCCCCGGCCCCGCCCGCGGCTCCCGCCCCCGCGCCCGAGCAGCCCGCGGTCAAACCTCCGCGCGCGACGCAGACGGCCCCCGCGCCCGCCCAGGAGGCCGACTCCACACCCCACACTCCACACCCCGCCCCGGCGACCGCCGAGACTCCTGCGCCAGCTCAGGAGCCCGCAGCAGCCGCCGAAACCCCACACTCCACACCCTGGGTGCGGAACGCAGTGGGGTGGCTCAACCTCTACAACATCCTCGACCAGCCGCTACCGCCGGTCCGGCAGATCTACCAGTCCGCGTGGGACTCCGTCGCCACCCGCTCGGGTTTCGACAAGGCCACCGAGATCGTGTTCGTCTGCGGCGTCGGCGTTCCCCTCTCCATCGCCGCCCGCATCGTCGACGCCGCCGGACACAGCAAATGGCGCCTCCTCGGACTGTCCGCCACCGCCGCCCTGTGGACGGCCGCCGCCCTCACCGCGCCAGTGGACGCGTCCACGATCGCGTGGTGGACGGTCTTCGGCTACTGGGCGTCCACCGTCATCGTCATCCCCGCCGTCCTCAAAGCCACCGAGTAAGGAGCATCCATGGACACCATCACCGGACACATCGACGGAGTCGTCCTGTCCATCGCCATCGCCGTCTTCGTCGTCTACGGACTGGTGCAGCCAGCCCGGGACAAAGCCAGCTTCGTCCAAGCGACCGTCAAGTACGCCCCGAAAATCCAGTGCCTCGCGCTCACCGCCCTCGGCTACGGCATCACCGGTGTCTCCGGGACCGTCGCCGGCTGGTTTGCCACCGGCCGCGAGTGGATCCTCGACCGGGCCACCGACGGCGCGAACTGGGCGCTCGGCGGCGTCGGCGTTCTCGCGCTCGCCGTGGCCGCCGTGCTCCTCCTCGCCGATTACATCGCCCCGGGGGGCCTGGAGCCCAACTCCGGGAAGCCCATCGGGCACCTGCTCATGTGGGTCGTTGCGCTCCTGGTCTACCCGCTGCTGGTGCTCGCGCTCGGCTCCATGTCGCTGTTCAGCCTCGTGGCCGTCTTCGTCGTCATGTGGTTCATCAACGTGAAGTTCCGCAAGAAGAAGAAGTCCCCGGCTACCGCCACTGCCTGATCACCCTGAAAGGAGAGAACGCATGGTCACGCTCATCATCGTCGGCGTCCTCGCGTGGGCCCTCAAAGAGGCCACCGAAGACGTCATCCGAACCGTCAAAGGCGACCCGCCACCCCACCCCCGCAAGGGCTTCCGCGGCTACGTCGAAGACCGTTGGAACGCCCTCGCCGACCGCCACCACCGCGCCGAAGAGTCCGGGCTCATCACCCGGCTCGACGCTTGGGCCTACAAGCGGCACCTCGCCCGCAAGAAAGCACTCAAGCGCGCCGGATTCAAAACCGAGGAGGACATCGCCCGCGCCGCCTCCGAGCACCGGCGCCGCATGGCCCTGATCGAACAGGGCATCGACCCCGACACCGTGCCCCGCCCCGCCAGCGTCCTTGTGGACGAACCGACCGAGCCGGAGGAGCCGGTCGACGAGCCCGAAGCGCTGGAGCAGGAGTCGGGCATCAGCATCGACGACCACTTCTACACGAGCGCGGAAGTCTGGCTCAACCCCGAATACTTCCCGCCTGAGCAGTACCACGACCCGCAGCCCGGCATCGACGACTACTACCCGCCCGAACCCGACGAGAACACAGACCCCCAGGCCGAGCCCTGGAGCCCGTACGCACCGACCGACAACACGAAGGAGAACCGCATGTCGAACAACGGAGAGATCACCGGCCCCGCCGGTGTCAAGCAGTTCCACGACGACCTCAAGGCCAGCATGGACGGCGCCGCCAGCATCGTCGACATCCTCGTGGGCCTGGCCTACGAACTCGAGGGCCGCGCCAACGACACCGCCGCGAACCTCACCGCAACCGACACGGCCGCGGGCGGCATGGACGCGCTCGGCATGACCGACGCCGCCGCCGCCGCGCGGTCCCTCATGGAGATCCAGGAGGCCATCCGGGACGCGCTCAACGACGCCGCAGCCATCAAGGACCACGCCGCGAGGATCAGCGACCAGGTCGGCGCCTCCCAGGCGCACCTGGCCACCATCAAGACCGCCTACGACGCCCAGACCCGCATGAAGGACGAGCGCGTCGGCGCCGGTCTTGGCAACCTCGCACGCGACCAGTACCTCGACGACAACGACTAACCCTCCAGGGGCGGCCGGGCACCCGGCCGCCCCGCCCCAAACCCCGAGGAGCCGACGTGACCGACACCCAGACCCGCCCCCACCAGCAGGCCACACCGCCCCACCGCGGCCGCGCCCTGCCGCTCAAGATCGGCCTCGCCGTATACGCCGCGGCCTTCCCCCTGTGGGGCATCGGCACTGCCGCAGGGCCGGGCCCCGCCTGGATCGTCGTCCTCCTCGCCGCCGCCCCCGCGGTCCTGATCGTCCGCTCCCGCACCGCCGCCGGCCGCCGCCCCTCTCTCGCCGCCGTCGCCGCGGCTTCCCTCTGGCTAGGCCTATTCGCCGCGTTCGGCTGGTCGTGGCTTCTCACCGCAATCTGGGCGACCGCAGTCGGCCTGTTCATGCCCGCACGGGCGCGGTACCTCGCTGCGCTCGCCGTCCCCGAGGAACAGCAGAGCGAGCCGGAGTTCCCGCCCGATCTTCTTGCGGCCGCAACGGTCGTCGACAACTGGGAGCTGCACGTCGCCGCCGAAGGACCACTCAAGGGCGCCCGCCTGAAACTGCGCGGAACCAACGGTCACGTCCACAAGTTCACCGTCCACTTCCGGCCCGGCAAGCAGACCTACACGCAGCTCATCGGTCAGAAAGAAGCGATCGCCTCAGCGATGCAGGTACCGGACGCGAACATCATCATCGAGCGCGGCGACACCGCAGCCGCCGCCCGCCTGACCGTCATCACCGACGTCCGCACCGGCAAGCCCGTCATGTACCCGGGCCCGCGGTTCGACCCCACTACCGGTCTTGTCGGCGTCGGCGAGTACGCGGACGACGGCAGCGAAGCGTTCCTGTCGATCATCGCCGCCAACGGATCCTTCGGCGCCACCTTCTGCGGCGACCAGGGCTCAGGCAAGTCCGCGGCCATGGAACAGACGGTCCTTTCGCTCCTCGCCTCGGGGTACTTCGTCGGCGTCTACATCGACCCCCAAGATGGATACTCGTCCCCTGCGCTCATGCAGGCCTGCAAGTACCGGGCGACGTCGGTCGAAGAGGCCGCCAAGGTCATTCGGCAGCTCCCGCTGCTGCGCCGTGTCCGCCAGATCATCTTCAAGAAATTCGGCTGGAACGGCTACACCCTCTCCAAGAAGCACCCGGTCATCTTGGTCGTCATCGACGAATTCCAGGAGGTCGCGAATGAACTCTCGACCGAGGACCAGGCCATTCTCGTCAAGATGGCGAAGACGTTCCGCAAGATCGGCGCCGCGTTCATCGTCGGCACCCAGACGATCGGCGTGCAGTCCTTCGGCGGGAACTCCGACCTGCGTGAGCAGCTCATGTCCCGCAACGTCATCTACTTCTACACTTCATCCAAGGTGCAGGGCCGCCTGTCCGGGAGCAACGACTTCGACCCCTCGACGCTGCCTTCCGGTACCCCCGGGTACGGGTACCTCAAGGAGATCCGCATCGACGGGCAGCTGATCACCCGCGCCGCGCCGTTCCGCGCCTACCACCTCGGCGACAAGGACGACTTCGACGGCCGCAACCCCGGAGTCGTCTGGGCCGAACGACTCCAGATCGACAACCCGTTCGCGGACATGCCACCCGAGGAGGCCGGCGCGCTGGCCGCGGCCTTCGCCGATCTCGACGCCGACCACGCCCTCAAAGCGCTCGCCGACCGGAACCTCTTGGAGGCCTGCCGGTCGGTTGGACTGGGGCAGATGACCCCCGAGCTGCTGCCGTTCTACGCAGCTCCTGTCGCCGCCGCTAGGACGACGGTCGGTGCCGAGCCGCAGGCCACCGGCGGTGTGGGGCTGCCGTCGCTGCGCCTGGGCGGACCCGACCCAGAGGAGGAGGTCGCCGACCGCTACCCCGAGAAGACGCAGGCGATCATCGACGCGCTCAAGACCGGCGCGTGGGGGACCGCTGAGATCGTGCGCCGCGCTGGCGTCGCCGTCTCCACCTCCCACATTGAGCAGCGCTTGCCGCGGCTCATCGAGGAAGGCGTGGTCGAGAAGGTCGCGACCGGCCACTACCACGCCGTCGGCTACGCGGAGAAATGCGAGCGCCCCGGATGCGGGGGCTGACACTGGGCGATCGACCCGCTATCGTGATCCCAACTGTCCCACCTGCATACCGGAAGGCAATCGCCGTGGAGCGCCACCCGCTACTCATGACCGACGCCGAGCTTCGGTGTCTGCGTGAGCAGCTTGGGCTCTCCGTCCGGGACCTCGCCAAGGCCGTCAACCGGCACGAGCGGAACGTGCACCGGTGGGAGAACGGGGAACAGGCGATCTCGAGGGAGACCGCCGAAGCCCTCCAGTCGCTGGTCGCCTACACCGACGCCACGGTGAACGCTCTAGTCGCCCTAGGCGGCGGGGAGGCGATCACCACGTACCGCAACGACGAGGCCTTCCATGAGGCCTTCGACGCCGGGGCGCTGAAACTTCCCGCCTCCTGGCATCGGGCGGTCGCGTGGCGGGCCGCGCAGCAGACCGGCGCGGCCATCACCTACCCGAGCTGATCGACGCGGGGCCGCACGAACCGGGGCTGCCGCAGTCGCCCGTCCGGGGCGCGCGACGCAGCGGTCACCTCGACCTCCAGGACCGGCCGCACCCACTGGACACCTCGAGCTGAGACAGCGACCGGCGGCGTCTCCGTCGCGAGCGGCGACAGGACCTCGACCAGCGACCTCGGCGCCGTGCACTTCCCGACGTACCGGAACCGGCCGTCGGCCGCGCGCTCGCCGAGCAGGAGCGTCAGCCCGCCGGAAGCCCGCCGCTCCCAGCCGATGGCCACCGTGTCGATGAGGTCCTTGTGCTTCACCTTGATCCAGTCCCGGCCGCGCCTGCCGGAGCTGTACCTGCTCGCCGCGCGTTTCGCGATCACTCCTTCAAGCCCGAACTCGAGGCTGGTCGCCATCATCGCCGGGCCGTTGTCGGAAACGGGCGGGACGACCCACCCCTCGGCGAGCTCGATCGTTTCGAGAATCGCCCGCCGCTCCGTGTACGGCCGACGCCGCAGGTCCTCACCGGCGAGACTGAGGACGTCGAACAGCATCACCGTTGCCGGGTGGGCCTCTGCGAGCGCCCGCACCGCCGAGGCCCGCGCCTGCCGCCGCCGGATCACCGCGCCCCAGTCCGGCCGGTCGTCGGTGAGGACGACCAGCTCGCCGTCGAGGATCCCGTCATCGACGTGCTCGACGATCGCGTGCAGCTCCGGGAACTTTGCGGCCACGTCGTTCCCCAGCCGCGTCCGCAGATCCAGGCGCCCGTGGTCGATCCCGCAGATCAACCGGATCCCGTCCCACTTGAATTCGTACCGCCAGGATGGCCCGGTCGGGAGCGGCCCGGCCTTCGGCAGCATCGGTGCAGGCAGATCCACATGTCGAGGCTATCCCCGATGCAGCCGAAGGCACGGAAAAACGCCCCCTCCCGGTTTTCCGGGAGGGGGCGGTGCGCCTGACTCAGTTCGGGGAGGGCTCCGAGAAGCCGCGCTGGGTGGACGTATCGGCCTCGGGCAGCGGCTGGTACGTCGGGGTCCGCGGCACACCGGCGAGGATCACCCGCAGCCACACGGGCAGGTGCGGCTCGACGAGCCGGACCACGAGGTAGTACAGGGCGATCACGAGTGCGGTCACGCCGACAGTGAGGGCCTTCTGCGCCTCGTCGTCGATGGTGATGTTGTGCGTGAGCAGCCACGCGAAGAACGCGCCGCCTCCAGTGGTGACAGCGGTTCTGATCGCGCCGATGATGGCGTCGTTCATTTCAATGCTCCTATTCGGTGGGTTCAGTGCGGGCGCACGTAACGATGTCGGTGGGCGGACCGTCGAGGGTGACGACCGTGAGCGTCGTGTAGACGAATCCAGGAGTGCTGCACGGGTGCTCCTCGATGTACTCCTCGACCGCCTTCGCGGCGGCCGCAGCGAGTTCCTCGGCGGTCGGGGACTCGCCGTCCTCCCCGTCTTCACCATCCGCGCCAGCTGGACCGGCCGGGCCCGGCGGGCCCGCTGGGGCAGGATGCTCGATCAGGTACGCCTCGACGGCCGAAGCGATCTGCTCCGCCGAAGGGGCCGGACCAGGTTCCCCCTGCTCGGGCGGATTCGCGGCGAGATAGTTCGTGACTGCCACGGCAATCGCGGCTGGCGACGGGGACTCGCCATCCTCGACGGGGTTGCGCTGGAAGAAATCCGCGACCGCGGCGGCGACCTGCTCGTCCGTGGGCGGCGGTCCCGCCGGGCCCTGGGGGCCTTCTGCCCCTTGAAGTTCGGCGGGGTCCCGTACGCAGGTCCAGCCGAGCGACTCGACTTGCGCGCAGTTCGCTTCGGCGGCCGCTACAGCGTCGTCGCGTTCGGCCGCGGTCTCTTCGGCACGCGTGTAGGTCGTCAGCCAGCCGCCGCCGAGCCCACCAATCAAGCCCAGGACGATCATGGCGATGGCGAACACGATCCGACGGCGGGGCACCAAGACGGTCATGTCACCTGCTCCTTGACCTGCTGGATGTCGGAGCGCATGCCCTCGACTTCCTTGCGAAGTCCGGCCAGTTCACGGGCGGTTGCCGCCTCGCGGTCTTCGGCCGACCGCCGGCGGGCCCGCTCTTCATCCAGGCGGATCTCAAGTGCGTCCGCCTCAGCTCGGGCAGCCTTGAGCTCGTCATTGCCCTGCTTACGGTCGTCATTGGCCTGCTTGAGAGCGCCACGTGTGACAGCGAACAGGTAGACGAACCCGAGCAAGACCAGGCCGAAACCGGAGGCACCGAGGATCTGTTCCAGGGCGCCCACACGACTACTCGCCAGCCCCGGTGAGTGTGCCGTCCACGGTGCCGATGCTCACCCGCACACCAGTCGGAACCTTGACCGGATTCGCGGTGAAGTACTTGGCGACCGCCGCATCAACCTGCGCCTGAGTCGGCGCGGTCGGGGGCAGCGAAGCGAGCGCGGCCTTGACGACGGACTCGGCGGTCGTCTTGGCGATGGCAGAGTTCTCTCGCCGGATCAGCTCACGAAGGATCCACGAGGAGATGTATCTTCCGCTGTAGTCGGCCGCGTTGCCCTTAGCGATGTTCACGAACCACCACTTGGCGGCCGCAGTGGTCTGGTCGCCGTAGACGTCGTCGACGTCCACGGTGGCGCCGGCGGCCTTGAGGTAGCGCTGCGCGAAGCCGACCCAGGAGCCTGTGTCGCCGTACTCGGCGATGTTGCGTTCCATTTCTCCTCCGAGGAAGTCGTCGAGTGATTCGCCCTTGAGGACTGAGACGACGCCGGCGAGGGCGGCCCAGTCGTCGGAGTAGGGCGTGAAGAATGAGAGGTGTATGTGCCACAAGTGGCTTGAGTCGGCGCTTGAGGAGCGCCAGTCGGTGCCTGGGCCGGTGTGGGTGAGGCCGTAGACGGAGCTGCCGTTGAGGGTGCCGTAGAACTCTTTGACGCACGCGAGCCGCGGATCGTTGGCGGCGGCGGCGTTGGCGAGGTAGCGGGTGCGTTTGACCATCTCGCTGCCGGACAGCGTGATGTCGACGGCGCGGCCGACGGTTTGCGGGTTCTGGCGGTTGATCGCGTCGCGGATCGAGTAGTTCGTCGGCCAGTGCTCGATGTTGTCGTTGACTGAGGCGTGGAACCCCGGCTTGAAGGTGTAGCCGCCGCCGAAACGCGCCGAGGTCACGGCTTCGTGCGTGTGGAAGTAGACGCTGTAGACGGCGTCCGTGGTCCGGTTGTACGGACTGTTGATGAGCGCCAGCATCACAGGCCCCGCGGGTTCGGGCCGTCGGCGCGCAGCTGCTCGAATTCGTCGTCATCGAGCGCCTCAGCGCGTCCGTCGGCGGTGCGGACCTCCCAGCAGTTCCCCTCGCCGTCCGGGGTGGTCTGGCGGACTTCAAGTCCGCGCTCAGCATCGAAGACGTGCCAACCGTGGGGATCGGCCATCGGAGCCTCCTTAGTGGTCGTAGATTCGGGCCATGGGTGAGCAGGAGAAACAGATCAAGAACGCACGCAGCGTTGGCACGACAGTCCAGGCCGTCGGGGTACTTGTCGCCATCTTCGGGGGCTTTGCTGCGCTGGTTGTCGCAGTCAACGCGGAGAGCTTCGGGTTGGGGTTTCTCGGTGTTGCAGGGGCGATCGTCGCCGGGCTTGTGGTGTATGGACTCGGGCAAGTCCTCTTTGTGCTCGCGGCGATCCTGCTGGAGGTGTGGTCGCAGGGAAAGAATTAGGAGGCGAGCAGCATCCAGCCGGACACCCAGCTGATGTAGGGCATCAGCTCTCCGTCGCTGGTGTGAGGCGGGCTTCGAGCAAGTTGAGGCGTTCGGTCAGAGCCTCGATTTGGGTCTGCTGCTCTTGGACGAGGGGCACCAGGGCGGCGGTAAGGCGGTCGTACCGGATCGAGGAGGGCCGGTCGTCGGTGTCGTATTCGACGAAGTCGCCGAGGCCGAGCGCGTCGAGCTCCTCTGCAACGAACCCGACCTCGCGGCGTGCGTCCGTTGGAGGGTCAACGACTTCGCCAGCGTGGCAGTCGGTCTCTTCGGCGTGCGTGGCGTGGAGCCATTCCGGGCACTGCCGGTGGACGGACCCAGGGAGCCAGGTTCGCGGACGCAGCTGCAGCACAGCTCCCGTGTTGACGGTGAGGTCTTGGATGTCAGCCTTGCAGCGCTCGGTCGACGCGATGTAGGTGATGAGTCCAGTCGTCGGGTCCATGCGGACGTTCGCAGTGCCGGTCCCGGACGCGGGCTGGAGGAACGTGCCGGTGGTGCCGCCGAATCCTGCCTGGCCGTCACAGAGGACCTGCATGGTCGTGTTGGACTGGATGAGCGCGGTGCTCTGCACATCGATGTCGAGGGTGCCGGTGACGTTGGCGTCCCAGTTGCCGCCCACTGTCATGTCGGTGTTTCCGTCGGAGAACAGCCAGAGTCGGTCGTCGGACAAGAGCTCGATGTCGCCGTTGTCGTGCGACTGCAGGGTCAGAGCGCTGCCGTACGTGTGGTGGCTCGCGCCGAGCGCGTACGAGTCGAACCGTTCGATCGCGCCTTCGGGGGCGGGGGTCTGGCCGATGATGACGCGCCGGTCCCCGTCGAAATCTCTGGCGCGGAAGATGTCCAACTTCTCGGCTTCGCTGGCGCCGTCGGTCTGCACGAGGAGGCCGAAGCCGGCGACGGCGCCCGTATCAGCCCAGATCAACTCACCGAACTGGACCGCCCTGGTGCCCGAGGGGTAGGTGGAGAAGAGTCTGCCGCCGCCTTGGACACCGATGTCGCCGCCGTCGCCGACGACGATCGACCCGCCGCCTTCGATGGTGATGCCGCCACCGGAGTGGTAGCGGGACCCGCCCGCGCCGACCGAGGTGGCCTGGCCGCGGCGTGCCGTGCGGGCCTGCGCCACATCGGACTTGACATCCGTTATCTGCCGCATGAAATCGCCCTGCTTGACAGCGGCGTCGCTCGGCACACCCATCTAAACCCCCTGGTCGTGCGGATCGAGGAGCTTCGGGCCCCAGCGGCCCGCAGCAGGGTTGAGCGACCAGCCGATCATCCGGCCCCGGCCCTGGACGCCTTCGGGGTGGCGGGGGCCGGTCAGGCGCCAGTCGATGTCGTCGCCGAGCCCCGCGTCGAACCCGAGCCGCGGGTAAGCGGCGTACCGGGATTCGAGTGTCCACAGCACCGAGCCGTGCTTGAGATTGTCCAGCTCGGCTTGGGCGATCGCGGTGAGCTCGTGAACCTCGGTGACGTCGCGGACGTGGATCGCGCGGTGCACGATCGGTGTCCCCAGCGATAGCGCCGCTTCGTCGTAGACGGTGTCGCTCACGGGGAGGTCTTCGCCCTCGCCGTCGCCATAGACGGTGACGGCGTTGGCGTACCGGTCGGTCGTGAAGTTCTCGTCCATCGTGTAGCTGACGCCCGCGGTGGTCCCGGTCTCGAACAGTGGGGTCATGCCGGTCCCGACCCGGCCGATCCTCGGCGCGATCCGCAGGATCCTGGTGATCTGGTTGCGTGCCGTGGAGGTCCACTGCAGGTCGATCGTCCACTCCAGCAGCCCGCCGGCCGCCAGGGCCCTGAGTGCGTCGTAGCAGTTCGTCAGGTCCGATGCGAGGTAGTCGCGGTCAATCGGGTCGCCGGTCAGGGTGACGTCGTACTCCAGGGCGATCCTCGCGGCGCCGCCGACGATGACCGAGTTGGCGACGAGCTGCTGCGCTACGGTCGCCCGGTCCACAGCCGTGAACGCCTGCGAGCCGACCTGCTGGTTCTTCAACGACACCTCGGTCGTCGCGCAGGCGAGCGTCAGGTTCGGGTCGGACCCGCCGGCGCGCTGCAGGACCCTTCCTGCCCACACGGGAATGTCGTTGGCGACGGCGATGATCGATGTCGCCCGCGGTTCGGTCGCCTGCTCCAGCAACCGGACCGGTACGCCCGGTGCGTCCGCGAGCGGGTACGTCAGTTTCGACGAGTCGTAGGCGGTGAGCAGCCTCGACACTTCGCCGCGCATGTCGGGGAGTTCGGCGATGACCCTGCCGGTTTGATCGTCTACACCCAGCCACGTGACCTCGTCGCGGATGACGGCTTCAGTGACCGGCGGGGGTGCCGTCGGGGTTTCCGGTTCGGTTGCGGGTGGCCCGATCCAGGTGCGGAACATGTTCCAGACCGAGGGTGAGCCGGTGATCCACGCGGAGTACCAGACTCGCCAGCCCGCGGTGCCGGACACGGTCTCGGGGACGAGGCTCGCCCGGTAGAGCGCGTTGTGCTCCCCGTCCTGTTCTTGCGGGATGACGGTGCGGCCGGAGTTGGACCAGGTGAGGCCGTCAGTGGAGGTGATGAACAGGAGGAGGCCGTCGAGGCCGGAGACGTCTTGGGTGCAGTCGGTCAGCAGCCCCACGTACCCGCCGTCGACGGCGATGAGGTTGAGGTGCCAGGGTTCTTTACCGGGGAGCATGGGGCCCATGTCGACCCCGACCGGGTCCGCCCAAGCGTCGGTTAGGGCGGCGCCGCCCTGGACTCTCACGACCTGGTTCGGGGACGGGACGATGTCGACCGCCCACATCGTCCACGCGCCGCCCTCGAACAGCACCGCGGGCGACAGCAACCGCCGGACGGTCATGTCCGAGGCGTAGAACTGGGTTTTGGTCTCCCACGTGATGCCGTCGGCGCTGGTGGAGTAGTAGAGCTTCTCCTCAGCGCCGGTCGCAGCCGGGTTGAAGGTCCGCCAGATCAGCGTGAACGAGTTGTTCACGTACCGCAGGTCGACGTCGGAGTTGTACGCGCCGGGGCTCCCGGGCTGGTCGTCGAGCGGGTTCACGAGCCCCGTCGGGACCACCCAGGTGATGCCGTCGACGGAGGCGGCGATGCATGGGTCTTCGAACTCATCGTCCCCGCCCTGGTAGGGCGTGAACGCCATCCAGTACGCGAACCCGGAGACCGGGGCATCGAGGTGCACGACGGACGGGTGCGTGGACTGGCCGGCGAAGTTGTCCGGGGGGACGGGGATGCTGAGACGGTCCCCAGCCACACCCGTGACCGTGGTCGGGTCAGGGAGCACCACGGTCAGCCCCTGAGGTAATCGACGTACAAGTACTGGGGTTCGTTGGCGTTCGCGTTGCACGAGAGGTTGCCGGTGCCGGTGATGCGCTGGCAGGTCGCGGCGAACGTCTTGGAGCCGGTGGAGACGGCCGTGTATTCAGCCTCAAGGCGCATGATGAACCCCGCGCCGGTGCCGGGAATGCCGATGTTGCGCAACTGGAGCTGCGTCCCGGAGATGTTGTTCTCGCGCAGTCGCGACCTGGCGATGTCGGCGGCGACCGACGAGGTCACCGTCGCGTCCCACGTCACCCGGTACGTCGCCCCGTTCACCAGACTCGCCGTCACCGAGTTGATGAGCGTCTCGGCGGTGAACGAGCTGGTGTTGGTGGTCCGGATCGTGGTGGCGATGCGGCGGATCGAGGTGTAGTTCGTGGTCGACGCGAGCGGCTCCCATGCCGCACCGGTCCACACCTCTTCGGTTTCGGTGTCCTGCCTCCAGACCTTCGCACCGTGGTAGAGCCCTGTCGTGGGCCGCTCCGAGGTGCCCCTGACGGGGAGGGTTGCCGCACCCCACCCGTACTGTCCGGGGGTGCTGATACTCGGCGTGGGTGACCCTCCGGCCGGGACGAGGATCGTCGCCAGCCGGAACGCGTTGACCGTGACCGCAGGCGCGGGCGGCGAGGACGCGGGCGTGCCGACCACGTAGACGATCCTGCCGCGGCGGAACCCGGACCCGTCCTCGTCGTCGTCTTGCACCTGCAGGTCGATGCCGTCCAGTCGCGGGTTGGAGCCGTCGGCCGGGTCGAGCGCACCGGAGGTGGCGTCGTTGACGACCCGATACGCGGCGGAAGTGGAGGTCTCCCTCGGGTAGACCGAGGTGACGCCTTCGGCGGCCGTCCATGTCGTACCCGCCACGGTGACGGCGTCGGTCGAGTGCGGGCGGACGCCTTCGCGGGCGCCGAGCCGGTCGGTGGACCCGGGGTGGAGCATGACGGCGTCCATGCGCCGCAGGTCCACCGCCGAATAGGACGGGACCGCGGAGAGCACCCGCGCGGACCCGTCGGCGGTGAAGTCGAACGCCGCCGCACCCGAGGGCGTGGAGAGACGGAACGAGTTCGCGTCGATGTAGCGGACGACGTACGTCGAGTTCTCGCGGAGCTCCGCCCCGCCGCCGACGAGCGTGTCAACGGCGACGAGGTCGCCGTCGGCGAGACCATGCGCGGTGAGCGCGAGCACGTTCGTGGCCGCGGTAATCGTCGCGGTCCCGACGATATCGACGCCGCCGACGTTCATCCAGGCTGCAGGCACGAGCCACCCCCAATGGAGTTCAAGAAGTCAACGAAGGAAAGAAAGGGGCGCTACCACCAGGCAGAGCGGTGCTCAGCGGTGATCTGCGCGTCCGAGTTGTATGCGGCCGCGGTGAACCGGAGCGTGTTCGTGCCCGGCTGGATCGGGTACGGGTCCAGGCCCCAGTCCGCGACACCCCGCTGGTTCGACTGCGGCAGGGAATTCAGCAGGGCGGTACGGGCCGCGGAGTCAACGTCCAGCCACTGGCCCTCCAGCAGCTCCAGGTCGAACCCGACCGACTGCACGGTCCCGTCCGGGCGGCGCAGGATCAGCCGCGGCTCGACCGCGGGCCCGTCGATACGCACCCGAAGGCCCGTGTCCGTGGTGCCGGTGTTGATGAGGGTGAGCTCGCCGCCGACGAGGTACCCGGGGATCGTGAACGGCACGGTCAAGCCACGGCGGTAGGTGCCACCACCTACGAGGGCTGCGGTCCCGCTGATGGTCCAGGTCTTGCCCGTGGAGTCGACGAACGAGGTCGCTTTCACGTTCTGCGACGTGAAGTCCGGGTTGGCGACCACGGTCCCGCCGATGACGCTGCGGACTCTGGCGCCGCGGACGGTCCCGGTGAACCGGTCAAGGGCGCCGCCAGTGTGTGCCCCGATTTCGAGTAGTGCCGTACCGGCGAACACTGAGGTGGTGCCCGCGATGGTCTGCTGATCGAACTGGATCCATGGGCCGGTATCGGTGAGGCGGTAGGAGAACGTCACCACTCGCTGTCCGGCTCCGTTGTTCACATCCAGCGACCCGCGGACTCCCGCTGCTGTCGTGGGGACAGCGGTCGCGGAGCTGACGATCGACCGGCCTGCCGTGGTGCCGTCCGTGGACCACACCACCTGCACTTGGCCCGTACCCGACAGCCACAGCGCATAGGAGCGCTGGTTCCCGGTGCCCGTGTATTTCGAGACGAGCGCTTGGGTCGCGCCGGTAGCGAAGTTGTCGGCGTTGATGTCGGCTTCGATCTCGAAGTCCCCGGTGATGTCCAGGGCCGCGGTGTCTGGTGTAGACGCGTACGCGCCCGCGTCTCCGGGCAGGCGCAGACGTGTCGACGATGGCCGTGCGGTGAGGGTCAGGCCGCCCTGCTGCAGCGGTAGGCCCGCCGTCTGCGATGTCAAGGTCCCGGAGTAGATGCGCGGGTCCGAGGCCACGAACGCCGTCGACACGTACGTGTATCCGAGGCCGATGGCGCGCGTGTCGGGGTCGATGCCGCGGGGCCGCCCGAACATCACGAATTCGTCGGGGTCCTCATTGAGTCTGAACCTGAGTTCGGCGATCTCGCCGGTGGCGCCGACCGCGGCGAACGCGGCCGACATGTCCTGGATCGCGCGCCGCGCCGACGGGACATCCCGGTCGGCGCCGTTGGCGATCACCCGGATCGGGACGACCCGCTCGGCGAACCATTCCGCGCCGACCAGCGCCCCGTGCTCATACGGCCGGTCCTCGGACTGCGGGGTGCGGACCTGCGTGGAGAACGGGTTGAACTCGTCTTGGACGTCGAACCTCGTGCCCGCGCCCATGAGCAGGTCGCGGCCCGTCCCGACGAGGTGCACCTGGTCTTCGTTGAGTGCCATCAGGCGGCCGACCGGTAGGCGAGCTCGTCCATGGTCTGCGTGAAACTGAAGGTGTTGGTGTGGGCGTGCACGTTGACCTCCTGCCGCTCAACGACGGTGGACCCGAACCGGCGTCCGCCCTTGGAAGAAGGCGTGCCATCAGTAACGGCGGCGTAGGCGACGCGCTGGCCGCGCCACTGCGAGCCACCCGAGAGGATCTCGGCGCCGTACCATGACGCGGCTTCGCGGAGGATCGCCATGGACCGGGCGTAGTCGCCGCGCTTGGGAATGAACGCCTCCCCGCCGGTGGCGGGCTCGGCGAACGCGTACCGGGCCGGGTTCTGCGCGCTGTAGACCGCGGCGCTGACCAGACCGGACTCGGCGTGCGTGTAGAGACCGCCCCACCGGTTCGCCTGTGAAGCATTGCGACCGAACTCGTTCCGCGCTTGCTGGTTGATCGTCCGCAGGACGATGTCGACCGTGTTGCCGTGCAGGCCGTCGATGGCGTTCTGGAGGCCGTCGACCCCGTCCTCGGACTCCTCGATGCCCTGGATGATGCCTTCGGCGATCTGCTGCCCGGTCTGGTCACCACGCCGACCCCACAGCGCCACGACCTCCTTGAGCTCTTCGTCGGTCATGTCGGCCATGAGCGCGACCATCTCGGCGCCCTCGGGCCCCATGGCGGCGAGTTCGTTGATCATGCCGCCGACGCCGCGCGCGGCGAGCTCCTGCAGGTTTGCGGCCCACTGCTCCTGCGCTTCGGCCTGCTGCCGCAGTTGCTCGATGAACCCTTGGGTCGTGAGTTCCTGATTCTCCTCGAGCCCGGCCAGTCCTGCTTCGTAGGCGCCGAGGAGGTCGATGAAATCGCTCGCGGCGTCGGCCCAGGCCGCAAGCATGGTCGTGACCGCCTCCTCGGCGGTCTCGCCCTGGACTCCCATGAGCAGCTGCAGATGCTCCAGCTGTGTCGCATACGGGTTGACCGCGTCGGCGGCTTCCTGTGTCGCAGCGCTTGTTGTTTCGAGCGCTGACTGGTATTGCGGGAAGATCTCCACGAGTCGATCCATGGAGATGCCCTGCTTGTCAGCCTCCTCGGTGATCTTTTTCCAGATGGCGGCCGCAGCGTCAGGGTCGGTGGATTGGAGCTGCGTGAGGGCTGAGTCCATCGCTTCGACTCGCTCCGTTGCTTTTGCGAGCGAGCCGTCGAATTCCTTTGCGAAGGGAGCGAAGCCCTCGATCGTCGCGGCAAAACCACGGGTAAAGCCCTCATCCGAAGCCGACTCCAGAGCGCTTCCAAGATGCTCGAAGTCGTCACCCAGGATCCGGGCGGATTCACCTGCAACCTCACCGTCGAATGCCCACTTCTTCAGTCCAAGGCCAAGCGCTTCTACCTGCGGATTCAGGTTGGAGTTCATCGTTGCTGACAGCAGCAGCGATGCGGCTTGAATACCCGCGAGAACGCTGATTGCCCGGCCGCCGACCCGTCCGATCACGCCGAACCCTTGAGCTGCCTTGGTGCCGGCGGGACCGGTGGCGGCGAGCTGGGCGTTCATTTCCGCGAACTTCCCTTGGACACGGGTTGCCATACCGGCGGCCAGAGCCCCGGCTGCGACGAGAGCACCAATGACCACAACGGTGTTCGTCACTGGGGTAGGGATGGTGTTGAGCGTCTGCAGGAGCTCGGTGCCAGCGCGGGTGAGGATTCGCAGTCCGTCTGTCGCTCCGCCCGAGGACTGGATTGCCAGGCCTTCGAGGGCGGACGTCAGGTTGCCGATGTCGCCTTTGAGGGAGTCGATGCGCTTGGCGGCGGTCTCTGCGGCCACGCCCTGCTCGCTCACCTTGCCGATGTAGGACTGGATGCCGGCGGAGCCTTCGGCGAGGAGGATGTTCGCGCCCGCGATCGCTTCCTGTCCGAACAGGGTCGCCATGGCGGCGTTGCGCTGCTCGACCGACAGCGTGCCCAGGCCGGTCTCGAGCTCCCGGACGATGTCGACGGCGCCGACGACCTGCCCGTTGGCGTCGTAGATGGAGATGCCGAGCTCGTCCATCAACGTCTTGGCTTCCTTGGTGGGAGCCAAGAGCCGCAACAGCGTGGTCTTGAGGTTGGTGCCGGCCTCGGCGCCGGTGAGGGCCTGGTCGCCCATCGCCGAGAGGATGCCCACGGTCTCCTCGACCGACAAGCCCGCCTGCGCGGCCACTGTGCCGACGTTCTTGAGTGACTGCCCGAGGCCGGTGACGTCCGTGTTCGAGGCGTTCGCCGAGCCGGCGAGGGTGTCGGCGACCGAGGACATCTCGGATGCCTGGAGGTTGAACTGCTTCAACGTGGTCGAGGCGATCGCGGCCGCCTCGGCGAGCCCGATACCGCCTGCCGCTGCGAGGTTCAGCGCGCCGGTGAGGGCGCCGCCGGTGATCTGCGCGGCGGTCAGCCCCGCCTTCGACAGCTCCTCGATGGCTTGAGCGGCTTCGGTCGCGCTGAATTGCGTGCTCGCGCCCATGTCGATCGCGGCCTGTCGCAGCGAGGAAAACTCCTCGGCCGTGGCGTTCGAGACGGCGTTGACCTGCGCCATCTGGTGGTCGAACTCCATCGCGGTCTTGGCGGCGGCGGCGAACACGCCCCCGATCACCACACCGAACGCAATCGCGCCGTTCGCGACCGTGTCGAGGTCGCCCTTCCCTTGCGCCGCGGTCTCTTTCAGCTCGGTCCGGAAGTCGCGGGTCGTCTTCGCCGCGTCCTTCATGGACGTCGAGAACTCTTTCATGTTCGCGACGAACTTGACGGATACGGTGCGCACCGCGCCTCCTTCCCGTGCAGGTCAGAGAGCGAACCGTGGCGGCTGGTAGCGGACGCGGTGCATCAGCGAATGCGGGTGCGGGTCGTCCTTGTAGGCCTTCTCGGAGCGGGCGAGCGCGGCACACCGGTGACAGCGCAGCGGCTCCAACGCGACATAGGCGCCAGCGCCGGGGCCGCCGTCGTTGTCGGGGCTGGTGGTCTCCTCGAGGTCGCCGCCGCATTGGCCGCAGCGGGTGTCCCTCCAGTGCGCGAGCGCGAGCATCCACGCCTGTTCGGTCTCGGTCCATTCCGGTTCGCGCCGGGTGGTCGAGGAGACGAGGCGCCCGGCCTCGTCGTACTCGTACGTCGTTACGCTGGCTGGCTCCCAGCCTTCGAACCGTCGGCGGGAGATCCCGAGTCGTTCTGCCGCCTCGACCGGGTATCTCTCGTCAGGATCCTCGAGGCGACGGACGAGAAAGGGACGTCCACCAGGTTGCGGTTGAGGCGCCAGCATTTCTCGAAGAGCCGGTCGAACTGGGCGTCGGTGATGCTCTCGTACAGGAGGTCGGCCCAGTCCTCCTCGTCCATGGCCGGGTCGACCACGGAAGCGCGGATGAGTGCTTCGGGGAACGTGTCCCAGTTGTAGCCGACGTTCGCGTCCTCGGGGACGGGCTTGCCGTCCTTGCCTTTGCGGGGTTCGTGCTCGGCGAGGAGTTCCTTCCAGGTGATCTCGTCCTCGGGCGTTGTGGGGGTGCGCTGGCGGCGGAGGGCACGGATGGTGACCTCGATGTCGGCGTCGCTCATTTCCGTCTCGAGGGCGGTGATCTTGCGGGCGAGGGTCTTCAGCTTCGGGTCGGGGACGAGCATCGCCGTCGACCGGTTCGAGAGCTGTTCCAGCTCCTCGTTGAGGCGCATCCACTCCGACCGCTGCTCGCCGGGCAGGTGGATGCGCATCCGGTCTTCGGGGCGCTTCGCCGCGGCGAGCTTCTCCTTGACCGTCTTCGGTGGTTTCTTGGTGGTCCTGGTGTTGGACATGGGTGCTCCTGGCCGTGGGGCCTGGCCGTCGACATTGAAGGGACCCGCGCACCCCGGCCAGGTTGGTGCACGGGCCCCGGTCTAGGAGGCGACGACGACGGTGTCGCGCTTGGTGGCGCCGCGGACGAAGATTTTCTGCATGATCTTGAGGCGTTCGTTCGCGACGGGCGCCTGCTTGCGCTGGACCCCGCACTCGGCGGGGATGACGTCGCCGATGTCGCCGAGGGCCAGGGGCAGTTCGAAGTCCTGGCCGTAGCGGGCGTACACGTAGCCGAGTTCTTTGTGCCGCAGGGTCGACTGGGCCTTGTTGTCGGCGGCGGCGGGCTCCTGGCCCTGGTATACGTAGGTGATTTCCAGGGAGTCGGTGAAGCGCCCGGCGCGTTCGTAGTCCTGGCGCGAGCACAGCCGCGAGTCGGTGGAGACCTGCTCGTCGGTCGCCGGGGCCCAGCCGTCGGCGGTCAGGTAGCACGTCAGGTCGATGACGGTGCCCGCGGTGAGCTCGGTGAGTGTGGGCTCGGCGGGATCGGCGATGGTCGGGACCCACAGGACCAGCAGGGACCCGTCGGCCGGAATGGATGTTGGGAGGACGGCGTCGCTCATGCTGACTCCTTGGTGAGTTGTGGCCGGGGCTTGGACAGGCGCGCGAGGTCGCGGTGCGCCTTCATGGGGCGGGGGTGGGATCCGGGGCGCGGGGGTCGGGCGATCTCGCAGGCGCCGGTCGCGAGGTACGCGGCCGCAGCGGCTTCACTTGCGTCCCACTGGTGTCCGGTGGTGAGGCAGCGCAGGCGGATGTACACGGCGGCCCCCGATCGGTGGTTGTGGACGAATGACGGGGCCGTTACGGTGGGTCGATGACGAAGAAGACGTGGAAGATGCTCATGTGGGTCGGCATCGTGGTCGCGGTCGCCGGTGTTGTTGCTGCGGCCGTGGGGTTCTCGATGGACGAGACCTATCCCGAGGAAGTCCCGGGCTGGTCGATCACGGTCACCTGGATCGGGCTGGGTGTCATCGTCGCTGCGTCGATCGGCCTGGGGACTGTCAAGAAACGGTGACCGGGGCAGGCTCGGCCGTCATGCGGTAGTGCGCCCAGCTCATATAGGTGGGGCGGCCATCGAACAGGACGTCCTTGTTCTCCGCCACCGGCGCGGTCTCGCCCGGCAGTGCACGAAGGAACCCGCACGCCCAACCTTCAATGTCGGGGCGCTGGCCGATGAGCGCGGCCGCGACCTCGTCGAGCCCCCACAGGACCTCGTCGACGTCTCTGCCGCACGCCACGAACCGGGCGTCGTTGACCGCGGGGATCAGGTTCCCGGCGAGGTTCGCGATCAGCCCGGTTGCGGGGACCGGCCACTGCACGAGGTACGGGTACTCAAGGTCCTCGTTGGGGACCTGCACGCCGCCGTAGTAGTACTGCCAGGCCGGGACCCGGGCCTGCACCATCGCTTTGATGGCGTTCTGGAACGGCCGGGAGATCTGTGCCATCATGTGCCCGCCATGGGGTCGATGTTCTCCAGCGCCGCATAGAAGGTCGGTTCGACCTGGTCGGCGGCGGGGCCCATGTGCGGGCGCGGCGCCATTCGCTCGGTGCCGTTCTCGAGGTACCAGCCGTAGTTGGACTCCGGCCCGGTGGTGCCGACGGCGACGTCGGCGTTGGAGCCGATGAAGTCGGACGTGATCGAGTTGCGGTGGAAGCCGGTCAGTACAGGGGCGCCAGCTTTGCCGAGCGCTTCGGTCTCGAGGGTGGCCTTACGGACGGTGTTGCGGACCTGCTTGCGGGCGTACTGCGTGCCGACTTCGACGTCGCGCTCGAACCGGCGGATCTCGGAGTCGTCGACGCTGAACTCGGCCACCACGCCCCCTTAGATCTGTGTGGGAGGGACGCTGGCGCACACCAGGTCCCGTTCCCAGATCTGCGACCCGAAGCGGACGTCGTGCACCCACAGGGATTCGGCGGGAAGGCGCGGGTCGCCGGCGGTGGCGACGACGACCTCATCGTTGACGCGGATCTCCGGCGCCGAGGCGGGGAGCGCGACAACATAGGAGCGGATGACGACCTGGCGGCCGCCGATCTCTCGCGTGGTTTCTACGCCGTCGCGGACCACGCGCATCGGCGCGGCCCCGTCGACGCCGTACACGGTCACCGGCGGCGGGTACTCGGTCTTGCCGGTCGTCTCGTTGAAGACGCCCGGGGCGCTGTAGCGGCGGACGATGCCCGTCGCGGTCTGCGCGCCCTCGGCCACGGGCCGGTTCTGGGCCTCCCAGTCGTCGTGGAAGACCTTCGTGGTGGGGAATGGCATCACAGGCCGCCGAGGGTCCGGTACGGCGCGAGCGGGTCGAAGGTGATGACGTCGATCGCCCACGGGCCCTCATCGCCGTCCTGGTCGTCCTCGTCGCGCAGTTGCTTCGCCTGGGCGCGGAGCTCGGCGGCGACCGCGGGCCCGTCAGTCTGCAGGTCGAGGGTCCTGATCTTCTTGGAGATCAGGACCTCGGAGGTGGCGATCGCATCCAGCGCCCGCGCGGCCGCGCGCTTGACGCGCTGGGCCTCGATGGCGAGGTAGCCGTCGATCTGCGTGTCGTCGAGGAGGAAGTTTGCCTCGTCGACGTCGGCGATCAGCAGCCGGACCTGCCCTCGCGCGGAGGTGTAGTCGATCGCCACCTTCGGCTCCTACTCGCCGATGCTGTCGAGCTTGGCGAGGAGGGTCTTGCGGGGCTTCTCCCGCGCGTTCTCCGCCTCGATGGCGGCCAGCGCGCGTTCGATGTCGTCGCCGACCCACGCCAAGATCTCGTCGGCGGTGCCGTCCGGGACGTCCCCATCGAACGTCTCGGTCTCCTCGGCCGTCTGCTCGACGACCTGCACCTCATCGCCGGTGAGCGATTCGGCGGGCGCGGGCTCGCGCACCTCGACGGTCCCCTCGGGCACCGACGCCAGAGCAGGCTCCGAGACAGGCTCCCCGATGGAGCTGCCCGACCAGGCCGCGGCCTCTTCCTCGGTCGCGGGCCGGACGCCGCGCGTCTTCATGAACGGCCGCTGCAGGTACGCGATCTGGCCGGCCGTGACGGCCTCGAAGTGGTGGTCCTTGAACCGGACGCCGCACGTGGGGATGGACAGGTTGTCGTACTTCTCGGAGATGAACAGCATGGTGGTCGGACCTCCCGGCCGGTAGTCGTTGGCGTCGGGCAGGCGCAGCACCTGGCCCGTGAAGTCGATGGCGAGCGCCGAAGCGGCGGCGCCGATGAACTGGTGGGCGACGCGGCCGTTGTGTCCGCGGCCGGGCACGAGTGAGGGGGATTCGCGGTGGTCGACGAGCGAGGGCCACGGGTACCAGACGGGGATGTCGTTGGCCTCGAAGTACGTCGACATGCGCGAGTCGTAGTTCGGTATGGACTGTGCGTCCCCGGCGGCGACGACGGCCTCGACCATCGGGACCGGGAGGACGACGGCGACGCCCCAGTTGAGGCGGTCCATGACCAGCCACGAGGCGCCGTCGGCCTTGCGGACGTATTCGGCGACCATCTCCTTGTAGGGCCGGACCTTCCCGACGTACAGGCAGAGTGGGACGTCGCCGGGTGTGTGCGCGAGCGCGGCTTCGACGCCGGCGACGAGGTCATGCGGGATGACGGCGTCGTCTTGGATCACGAGGTGGTGGGTCGCGTCGGGGTCGTAGGCGAGGAGCGCGCGGCGGCCGGTGCCCCACCGTGAGTTCGAGCCGTCGTCCCAGACGACAGTGGCGGGCCGGTCGAGTGCGGCTTCGAGCTCGGGGATGAACGCGGCGCGGCGCGGGTGGGCCATGATCGCCACCGACACGCGGATCATCGGGCGAACCCGTAGGTCGGGGTCTTCGCGAACCGGCCGAAGCACTTGTAGCCCTTCGGGAGCACGTCGGCGATCGCGCCTCGGTCGCCCTCGGCGTAGATCACCGGAGAGTGCTCCTTGATGAGGTCGGCGGCACCGACGAGGACCGACGCGGCGGCGCCCTCGACGTCGACCTTGATGAGCTTGACGTCGCTGGTGTAGAGCAGTTCGTCGAGTGTCATGATCGCGACCTGGTCAGCGTCGACCTGGCCGTTGTCCCTCTCGCGCTTGACGGCGCAGGTCCCCGAGTTCCCCTCGATCGCAGGAGGCGTGACGCGGCCCCAGCCGGGCCGAGCGCCAGCGGCGGCGTTGATGACCCGCACGAACGGGCGGCCCGGGTCGGGGAGGATGACGTCGTTCGCTTCGACGTTCCGGACGAGCTGCGCGAACGTGTCCGGGTTCGGTTCGAGCGCGATCACGTTGAGCCCCATCGCCAGCGCGAACCACAGAGCGTGGTTGCCGATGTGGGCGCCGACGTCGATCGCGGTCCCGGGCCCGTGGATGCGGTGGCGGGCGTCGTCGAGGAGGTCTTTCTCGTACCAGGTGCCGCGGGTGATGATCCGGCCGATGTGGTCGGTCTCGTCGACCTCGATGCGCGCAACCGGGGCTCCAGAGTGGGCGCGCCCGGCGGGGAGCGTGATGGTCTTCATCGGCGGGCCAGGGTGCGGCGGCGGTTCGCCCAGTGGTGCACGGCGATCGCGTCCGGCCACGGCCCGTGTTCGCGCGGCGTGCCGACGTCGGCGTACGAGTACGGGTAGAACAGGGCCTGGTCGAGCACGGTGAGCTCGTCGCGGTGGCGGCGCCACAGCCCGGTCAGGTACTGCGGGCCGGCCGAGACGTTCGGGCGCTGGCCGCGATGGTGCGCGACCGACGCGGGCAGGCCGGTGATGAGCCGGTCGATGAACGGGTGTGCGGGCTCGGCGCCGAGGACGGCGTTGTTGACCCACCGGTCCTGGGCTTCCCAGGCCGCGAACGCCTCAGTGCCCTCGATGAGGGTGTCGATCGGGGCGAGGCATTCGAAGTCGACGTCGACGTACACGCCGCCGAAGCTCCAGAGGATCTCGTAGCGGAGGACGTCGGCGCGGAACTGCCACACCGAGTGCTCGGGGACGAGCTCCTCGGCGCGGTTGTACAGGTCCCGGTTGCGCATCGCGGGAAGGTTGTCGTCGGTCCACCACCGGTACTCCCAGCCGGGATGATGCCGCCGCCACGTCTCCGTGTAGGCGGCATACTCGGTGGGGAGCGGGTCGGGGCCGACCCAGATCTGATGCAGGACAGGCGGAACCGTGTGACGCCGCCTGTCCTGCGGTGTCCCTGGCCGGTGGGACATGGTTAGGAGCCCGTACCGGTCGACGCGAGCGCCGACTTCGGGTCCATGAGCGTGCCGCCCATGACGTGCCGCACCTTCCACTCCACGCTGTCGGAGTCGAAGTCGCCGTCCGTGGGGTCGACCAGGCCGCCGCCGACGCGGGTGGCGTTGGGCGACTTCTGGAACAGCTCCGGGGCCTCGTGGCCGATCAGGCGACCGATCTCCATCGCCGGGCGGCCGGCGGTCGGGTTCGCGAACAGGTACCACGCGGTCGAGCCGGTGGTCTGGTCGATGATCGGCAGCCAGGGGTTGACGATCACGGACACGTCGTTGCGCATCCAGTTCGTCACCCGCAGCTGGTCGTTCTCGACGCCGTTCCCGCCGCCGGTCGCGGCGAGGATCTCGGTCGCGTTGATGATGTTGTTCGCAGCGACCTTCAGCGACGGGGGCACCACGAGGGTGACCGCGTCGATGTAGATCGGGTCGCCTTCGGTGTCGGTCTGCTCGCCGAGCATCCGCATGGCCTCCTGGAGGCCGGCGATGGTCAGCTGCACGTCGGTGAGGTTCGCGTTGCCCGCAGCGAAGAACGTCGAGTCGGGCCCGGTGCTCTTGGCGTACAGGCCGGTCGCGAACTTCTCCTCGGAGCGGCGCGCGGCCGTGCCGAGACGCTGCGGGATGGATGCGAACGCGTCGAGGTCGTCGTTGACCAGCGTCTCCCAGGAGAGGGGGACGCGGCGGCCGAACTTGCCGACCTTGTAGTCGTACTCGGCGTCCGACAGGGACGCGGCCGGGTACTCCGACTGCTCCCCGACGGGCTCCAGGACCGACTCGGCGCCGTCGAGCGTGTAGCGCTTCACGGTCCGGAAGTCGCGGACGCGGCCCTGGCGGGCCAGGGTCGTCCACTGGACGGGCATCGACTGGTAGGAGGCCAGCATCTGGCGGTCGATGATGTCGCCGAAGAGGAACGAGAAGTCCGACGTGGTCATGGCCTCCTGGAAGTCCAGGGCGGCCCGGCGGGAACCGCCGACGACCTTCTCGTACAGGTCCAGCGCCTCGATGAACGCCTTCTGGTAGCGCGGGTTGGCGCTGGCCTTGCGGGTGCGGCGCGACAGCGAGGTGCCGTCGCCTTCGTAGAGGGTCTTCTCCGACGCTTTGGAGCGAGCGAAGAAGGCGACCTCTTCAAGGGTTTCGTTACGTGCCATCTTCGGAAGCTCCTTACGGCTTGATGAGGACGCGGATGACGGTGGTCTCACCGCTGGTGACCGTGCCCAGCGCGTAGCCGAAGGCCGTGGAGCTGGTCGCGGTGTTGTTGAGGGTCAGCGAGGCGCCGGGCGCGGTGAGCGCGTAGACGCGGGAGCCGACGGTGATGTTGGAGCCGACCGCGGCCACGGGGAACTCGTGGACGCCGTTGGTTTTGACGGTGATCCGGGAGACCCCGTCGACACCGGTCTGCGGGTCGGTCTGGAGGACGACCGGGAGCGTGCCGACCAGCGCCGGGGCGCTGGAGACCTTGTTCGTGGCCCCGGTCGGGGTGGTGACTTCGGAGGCGAGGACGGTGAACTGGTCGCCGTAGTCGAAGATCTCGTTGGTTGCCATGAGCTATCGGCCCTTCGCAGCGAGGTTGGCGGTGGACTCGTTCAGGCCGAGCCGCTGGAAGCGGGCAGCGACGTCCTTGTCGAACGCCTCCTCGGTCATGACGTCGGGGTCGGAGAAGCCGAGCCCGGAGGGGCGGCCGACGCCCTGGGATTCCAGGAGCTGGCCGACGTAGGTCCGCTCGGCCTTGATGGAGGCGACGACGAGCGCTTCGAGCGCTTCGGTGTTGACCTGGCCGTCGTCGGTCATCGGGACGTTGCCGCGGACGGCGTTGTGCACGCGCGGCGCGATCGAGGCGTACATCGACTCGGGGACGCCGTTGGCTTCGTCGGCGAGGGCCTTGTCGACGGCGAGGCGGCCGGCCTCGTTGCCCTTGTAGGTGCGGGCCTCGGCGACCGCGGCGTCGCGCTGCGCTTCGGCGGTCCGCTGCGCGGACTGGGCTTCGGCGAGCGCGCCCGAGAGCGAGTTCGCGCGGGCGCGGAACTCCTCGAGCTGGGCGGCGACGATGGCCGCGGCCTCCTCGGTGACGGGGGCGCCGGTCTTGGTCCCCGCCTGGTCGGGCTTGGCGCCCTCTGCGGTTCCACTCATCGTGGACACTCCTTCGGTTGGGTGATTGGGTGCGGTCGACGGGGAGCCGTCCGCGTTGGCCGTCGCCTGCGAGGGCGAGTTCTGGAGGACCTGGTCGATCAGGTCCAGTTCGGTCGCCATCTCGGTGACCTCGATCGCCAGCGCCGCGGGGACGCCGGGCTGGGCTTCGGTGGCTGCTTCGGCAGGGGTGTCGACGGGGACGTACGTCGTCCGGCGGGCGACTTCGGTGGGTTCGCCGGTGAGGGCGATGCCGTTCTCGTCGGTGTAGGACTGCCGCCACGTCTTGCCTGCGTTGGCGTAGATGACGTACGCCTCATCAGGGTCGAAGTCGTGAATCCAGGGGCCGCCGTATTCGTCGTCGTCCTCGTCGGGGTGTGCGGCGGCGACCGCCCGCTGGAGGCGGGCGCGGGTGTCGTCGGCGAGCGCTTCGGCGGCGGGCTGCTCGCCGTCGGGCGCGTCGTCCCACAGGCCGCGCTTGAACAGCTGCGGGGCGTCGGCTTCGACGCGCGCGGTCCAGGCCTGCAGGCCGTCGCCGATCGCAGAGGAGAGGGTGATGCGCTCCTCGCGGGTGAGGCGGCCGTCGCCGTACATGTCGTCGGCGTAGGAGGTGAGCGTGAGGTGCAGGCGCGATTCCAGCCAGGTGCCGAGCGTGCGGGCTTCGGCGGCCTTGCCCTGTTGGAGGGATTCGAGGATGTTGAGGATCGCGCCGCCGGCGGCCGGGCGGGTTACGAAGTCAACGGACCGGCCCTGCTCGATGGAGGAGACGATGTTGCCGCGGCGCCCGCCCACCTCGCCGTGCTCGGCGAGGACGTAGGCGCGGATGGACATGCCGATGACCGAGAGGCCCTCTTCGGCTTCGGCTTTCGCCATGTCCATGAGCGGGCCCCGCCACGGCTCGAACAGGCGCGTCCAGGCGACGAGCGACTGGGACTCCTCATCCCAGTGGGCGTCCTCGGTCTGGATTGCGGCGAGTTTCTCCACCGACCCGGCGGGGCGGGCGTAGTCCTCTTCTTCGGTGGCGTGGTCGATGAACGCCTGCGTGCCGCGCGGCCACGCGGTGGCGCCGTCCCTCTTGAGGACTTCGGCCGGGTAGTAGTTCCCGTTGAGGGACCAGCCGGCCTTGATGAGGCGCACGAGCATCCGGCCCGGTTTCGCGGCGCTGACTTCGGCGACGCCGGCCTCGGTGATGGTGGTGCGCTCGGGGGCGGCGACGGACTCGCTGACGTAGCGGCGCTGCGGTTCGATGCGGGTTCGCTTACGCGACACGGTGAACCTCCTGTGATTGCTGGTTGCGGTCGGCGAGCACGCGGAGGTCCCGCACGGTGGTGGGCTGGTTGGAGCGGCGCCATTGCGGGGTGTCGCGCCAGGTGGCGAGCTGCCCCCAGGTGACGGCGCCGGAGCGGTACAGGTCGAGGCGACCAGGCCCGAAGATGGCGAGCTGATCGGCGGCCGAGAGCTTGTTGAACGTCTTCTCGCCGTCGGGGAGGACCGAGGGCGGTTCGGGGGCGGTGATCCCGAGTTCTTTCCAAGACGCGAGCTTCGGCAGGCGGGTGCAGCGGCCGCGCGGGTGGTCGTCGGGGCCGGGCTCGGTGACGGGGTGGACGCTGCCGTGCCGGGCCCAGCAGGCGACGCAGGTGCGCTTGTCGAGGCGGGCGTACCACTGCCAGGCGGTGACGAGGTCGGCATTGGCGCGGTGGATGTAGGCGGAGGCGGCCCGGTAGGCGTCGAGCATCTCGGTGCGGGCGATGACCTGTGCGCGGGTAAGGCCGCCGTTGAACGCGCCCTCGACCCGGTTGACGATGTCGCGGGCCACGGTGAGCGGGTTGTCGCCGACGATGATGCCTTCGACCAGGGCCGCCCTCATGGCGGCGACGGCCTCATCGGAGAGCGGGATCGTGTCGGCGTGGATCCGCTCCTGTGCGCGGGCGATGATCGCTGCCAGCGCCGAGGGGGCGAAGCGTCCGGCGACGATCCCGGCGATGACGGCCGGGCCGAGGAGGTCGGCGGCGGTCGGGGGCGGGACCATGCCGCCGTCGGTCACATCCGGCTCGTCGGCTTCGGCGAGGCGGCGCAGGACGTGCGCGGTGAGCGCTTCGGTCTTCGTCTCGGGCGCTTGGGAGCCGATGATGCGCGGCTCGTACTCGCCGTCGGCCTCGACCACGCGCGCGGTCGCGGCGCTGGCAGTCCGGTCGGTCTCGGCCGCGAGCGCGGTGAGCGCCTTCGAGGAGGCCTCGAGCGCGCCCATCGCGGTCTCGTTGCGGGCGATCTGGTGGACGTTCGGCCAGCGCCCATCCTTGACGGCGAGCGCGGCGAGCTGGGTGGCGGCGGATGACCAGGCGGGGGCGAGGCGGTCCCAGGCGGTCACCCACTTGGCGGTGAGGTGCCGGTCGGCGCCGTCGGCTTCGGTGCCGATGGCGGTGCGGAGCTTGCGGGTGAGGGCGAGGGTGGAGCGGGTGACGGCCATCGCCTACCCGTCCTCGTCCTCGTCCTCCTCATCGGAGGCCGGTTCCTCCTCGGCGTCGCCTTCGTTAGGAGGATCGTCGTCTTCCATGGGGCCGGGTCTGGCGTCGGTGGGGTCTTGGCCGGCGCGGGCGAGCGCGGCGGCTTCGGCCCCGGGTCCCATTGGCGGGGCTTGGGGCCACAGGAAGGTCCCGTCGTCGTCGACCATGGTCTCGACGAGCTCGTCGACGTCGCGGACGCCGAGGGCGGTGAGGACCATGCGGAGGGTCTGCTCGGGCGGGACGGTGCCGGTGCCGTGCGCCTCGACGATGGCCTTGACGATCGTGGCGACGTCGGTGTCGGTGAGGTCGGGCCAGTCGATGTCGACCTGGGTGGTGGTGTCGCCGTCGAGGGTGACGACTTCCTGATCGGAGTAGGGGTCGCGGGTGATCGTCCCGGACAGGGGGCCTTGCGGGGCGCGGACGGCCTCGGTGATGACGTGCGTGATGATGCGCCGCAGCGTCGCCGTCCACAGTTCGCGGCGCTGGCCCATCTCGAGTTCGGTGGGCTTGTCGAGGGTTTCGGCGGTGGCGCGGGCGCCGGTGGTGCCCGGGTCGCCCAGGAGCATGGTGACGGGGACGCCGAGCGCCGCGGCGACCATCGCGGCGAGCGGCCGCCCGGAGTCGGCGTCGAGGGTGGCCCCGGTCTTGGGGATCGCCTCGAGCATCTGGTCGACGGGGGTGACGGCGGTGGCGCCGACATCGAGGGCGCGGCCGGTGGCCGAGTCGCGGGGGGCCGCGGCGGCGAGCGCCTGCCGTGCCTGCGCCCGAGCGGAGCCCTTGGAGGTGAGCCGCCACGCGAACTTCGCGAGGGACTTCATGAGCGTCGCCCAGTCCTCGAGGAACGTCTTGTAGGCGCGGGCCCAGTCGATCGCGGCATACGCGTCGGGGATGCCCCGGTGCCAGTGCATCGGCCGGTTCGCAGCGGTCTGAACGACCGGGGCGTCCCAACGGATCGGGAGGCCTGCGTACGTCGGGTACCGGCGGGACGGCCGGTAGTCGAGCGAGGGGTACAGCTCCTCGCGGATGTCGTTGTGCTGTGTCCCGTTGCCGTCGTACGCCATTTGGACCCAGCGGCGGCGGAAGAACCACGGCTCGCCGTTGTCGTCGGGGTTGCAGATGACCTCGACGATCTCGTCGCACGGCAGCGACCGGACCTGGACGCGGCCTGTGCGCGGCGACGTGAAGAGGGCGTGCATGGTCTCGCCGTCGGTGAACAGCGCGTGCTCGTTCTGGTCGCGGGCCTCGGCGCCGGTGAGCGCCCGGAGGGTGCCGGGGTCGTTGAGGAACGCGGCGACGACCTTCTGGACGTCCTGCTCGCCGGGCCGCTTCCCGTTGGCGCGCGCGGTGATCTCGACACCCGAGCCCCACACGTACGCCGAGCGGAGCCCCGCACCGCGCTTAAGCAGCGGGTTCTTGAGCGTGAACAGGCGGCAGATCGCGCGGAGCTGCACCATGCCCTCGGCGGAGAACTCCTGCTGTGCGTAGGCAACGAAGGAGACCCAGCCGGGGTCGTTGAGCTGCCGTTCGAGGTCGACGACGGACTCCTGCAGGAGCACGGCGTTGTTCCGCTCGATCGACAGCTGCTCTTCGACGGGGCCGACGATGCGGGCCCGCACAGATTCGACGATGTTGCGGACGGGGGCGGGAAGGCGCACGCTCGCCCCCTTGTTGAGTTCAGGCCCTGCTCACTTGGCGGCGGGGCACAATGAGCGGATGAACTGGCTGGAGTTCTTTTCGACCCTCATCGGTGATCTGGTCTGGCCCGTCGTGGTCGTGATCGCGCTCGTTATCTTCAGAGGCACGATCAGCTCTGCCATTGCGAAACTGCTTGCGAAAACATCGGGCAAACTCGCGGTAGCGGGCATTGCCACCGCGGAGTGGAACGGCAACTCTGAGGAGGTCGAGGAGGCAATGCCGGACGTTGCTGGCGAACTGGACCGTGCCTCGATCACGTTGGGGCCGACTGACATCCACTACGAACCAGTCGAGTTCGCGCCCGAGGCCGGGTCAGAGCAGAGCCGACAATATGTACTGGAGAGGCTGCGGGAGCTCGAGGACTTCCTGCGTCAAATACTCCTTGACCGGGGTGTCTCCGAGGCAAGAGTGGGTCAGGCGCGGCTGTATCGGCTGACGGTCATCGGAAAGAGCGAGGGCCTCATCGATGAGGCCCTGAACCAGGCGCTACGCCACATTGCCAAGCTCGGACAGTTCGCTGAGTCGCGTGCAGTCCCTGTAACGGTCGAGCGTGGGGAGCAGTTTGCCTCGTACGTCCAGGCAGCCTTGAGCCAACTCGAAGGCATGAAGGGGCATGCGGTCAATACAGGCTGATGGACTGCTCGGATTCCTCGTCCTCGTGTACCTCATCGTCCCAGACGAGCGGGTTGATCAGGAGCCTGTTGAGCGCCTGCGACATCGCGTCGACCCGGTCGTCGTGCTTCGCGCGCGGGAACCCGACGGCTTCCTCAATGAGCTCGCCGACCCACGGGGCGAGGTCGACGTCGGGGACGTGGACGTTCCCCGCTTCGATCAGCGGCGAGACGGCGGCTGCACGGCCGACCTTGGAGCCTTCGGGTTCGACGGGGATCAGGCCACCGACGGTCTTGCGGAGCATGTTGATCACCGCGGTGCCGTTCGCTTTGTCCTCGACGTACTTGGCGGTGGCCTGCGGCCAGCGCGCCGCGAGCGCCCGAACGGCCGACAAGGTGCCGACGAAGTCCATGTGCCCGTGGGTCTGGTCGAGCAGCCAGGCGTCGACGCCGCGGCGGCCCCAGATCTGCCCGCACACGTAGTCGGAGCCGTCGGTGCCCTTGAACGCCATGTCCCATGAGGCGATGACCTCGTCGAAGCCGAGGGCGAGCCGGGTGCCGTCGGCCTGCTCGATCCACTGGGGCTGGTCGTAGGCGTTCGAGGTGAACCAGCTGCGCTGGAACACGTTGCCGCTCGCCGGTGTCGGGCGGCCCTGGAAGAGGGCGAGCCATGCGCGGGCGCCCACTTCGCGCTCACGCTGCTCCCACTGCTCGCGGGTGCGGCCGCGCGCCGAGACCATGTACTCGCCGGGTTCGCGCCCGAGCGGGTCGGTCTCGCCGATGCCGGGGTTGTGGTCGGCAAGGGCGGGGATGTTGACCACGCGCCAGTCGATGCCGTCGTCGCGGTCCTGCAGCCACCCGGTGAGGTCGTCGTGGCGCCACCTGGTTTGGATGATGACGACGGCGACGCCGGGGCCGAGCCGGGGGACGGCGACCTCGGTCCACCAGTCCTGGACGGTTTCCTGCCAGGCCTCGGAGTCGGCCTGTTCGCCGTTCTTGTACGGGTCATCGACCAGGAGCAGGTCGACGGGCCTCGAGGTGAGCGATCCCGCGACGCCGACGCAGTAGACAGAGCCGTCGTGGCCGGCGAGTTTCCATTCGTGGGCGGCAGAGGAGTTCGGGTCGACTGAGATCCCGAGTGTCCCGGCGTGGTCGGTGATGTCGTCCCTGATGCGCCTGCCCCATCGGCGGGCGACACCGTGGGCGTAGGACACGATGGCGATCCGCAGCCACGGGTAGCGGGCGAGCATCCATGTCGGGAACCGGCGGGAGATCCGCTCGGACTTGCCTTCTTGCGGGGCCATGGAGATCATGAGCCGCGTGCAGCGCCCCTCGGCGACGTCGACCAGCGCCTGGTCGATGAGATCGAGGGCGGGGGTTTGGTTGGTGCGGGGGTCCAGGGCCAGCGCCATCGAACCGGGCGTGTCCCAAGGGACGTCGCGGGGGATGTTCGGTTCGAAGATCCGCGCGGCGACCTCGAAGGCGTTGAGGGTGTCCATCACCCTCTCCTGGCCGCTAGTTGAGGCTGACCGAGACCGCGCGCAGGTTCTCGGCGACGACGCGCGGCGCCAGGGCGGCTTGCTCGGGGGTGAGCTGCAGGTCGCCGAGGATGGACTTGATGACGCCGGCGAGGAGCGCGCCCTGCTGCTCGGCGAGCTTCACGCGGCGTTCCTCGACGCCCGCGTTGAGCGCGGCCTTGGAGACGTCGACGAGGTGCTTCCGCTCGGCCTGCCAGAGCTGCACCCAGATGTTGACGGCCGCGGCGTACGTGGAGTTGGTGCCCTTCCACTCGCCCGAGCCGATCTCGTTCTCCTCGGTCTGGCCCCACACGATCTCGTCGGCCGAGAGCTGCTGCACCTGCTGGTGCAGCCAGTCGACGGCGCCGGCGGTGCGGTAGACCTCCTCGAGGAGGGCGTCGCGGGGGTTGATCTCGCGGGGGAGACCGAAGTTCTCGACGGCGCGGATCGCTTCGGCTTCGGCGAGGCGTTTTTCGGCGGCGGCGAGCGCGCGCGGTGCGCGGCCGCCGTGGGTGCCGCACACGTTCTGGCCGCGCATGGGTGGCTTTTTGCACTGCTCGCCGGACTGGGAGGACCGGGCTTTGCAGCGGCGGGGCTCGGGAGGTGTCTCCGGGGGAACCATGTAGACACCTCCCGAGCGGGTGTAAGGACTGGGCTAGACCGCTGTGGTCATGGTGGGGAAGGCGAAGCCGAGGAGCGCGACGCCAGCGCCGAGGAGTCCGAGGTTCACGCGGACCGGGGGACCGAACGCGGCGGTGATGATGAGGACGATGGCGACGAAGTACAGCAGTGCTTGGACCATGGGGGCTCCTTCGTGGGTAAGTGCCACTCCAGGGCTTCGAACCCTGGTACCCGAAGGTGCAGGCGCGCTTTCCTGCCCCGACTACCGGTGCCGGGAAAGTGGCGTGACCTATGCGGACGGAGGTGTCTCCAGGCCGTCAAGGATGGGGATGACGATCTGGTGGGAGACGAGCGTGTCGCTGTCGATGATCGGGTAACCGTCGCTGTCGAAGGCTGGGATCTCTGCACGGATGCAGTCGTGGTGGAATTCGAGGCTCCGGACCACGTCGGGGTCGATGCCGAGTGTCTGGATGAGGGCACAGACAAGTTCGCGGCTGATGGAAGACGGTATGCCGGTGGCGGTCACCGTGGGTTTCGCGATCATGCTGCGACAAGCTCCTTCGTGCGGTGGCGCCCGGGTGACTTCGGGTTGCGGCGGGTGTCGCGTTCGGCGTCGAGGAGGTCAACCCACCGGTACCGGGCGGATCGGCGGGGTCCGTTGTGGTCGACCGCTTCGAGCTTGCGGTGCTCGCGCTGCAACCTGCCTTGCTCGTCCAAGATGGCCTTGCCGTTGGTGTCGCGGATGATCGCGGACCAGCCGCGGAACGCCCACATGCGGACGGTCACGGCGGAAACGTGGAGCCATTCGGCGGCGTCGGGGCCGGAGATGGGGACGTCGGGATCGATCACGTCGACCTCACCGGGGGTGGACATGCGAAGAGCCCCACCGGTGAGGGTGAGGCTCTAAGGAGTATTGGGCATAGCTGTACTAGCTGGAGCCAGTGTTACACATCGGGTTCGGGAGCGTCAACCGAAACGGTGTTATCAATCCGGCTGCCTACCGCGTCTGCGCGTTGATCACGTCGATCGCGGTCACGAAGAGGTCGGTGTCGAGCGAGTCGATGTCGAGGACCTCCACGGTCTGGCCGTTGCTGATGATGCGGAGTTGGTCGCCGTCGCGGACGGTCAACGCGCCCTCGGGGTTGACACCGAGTGAGCGGTAGAACGGGGCGGGGTCATAGGGGTGAGAGTGTGTCACGAATCCACGGTACCGCGCTCGCTACGTGCGGGCTGCTGGGCACAGTCGTACTAGCTGGGGCTAGTGCGCCACATCGAGTCCGGGAGCGTCAACGAGTCCCGTAGATATGCTTCGTGTATGCGTCGTTGGTGTAGCGGACGGCAACCCTGAACTGGTCTCCTGTCAGCTCATAGTCAGTGTCGGTGCCGTCGATGAAGTGGACTCGAACGCGGAGGTCGTCGTACGAATCGGGTTTGCTGAGACGGCTGATCGTGGCCGGGTTCAATCCGATCGCGGCAGCAACGGCTTCGCGGTCGACCCGTTCGCGCCAGGTCTGCATCCACTGGGCGAAGATCTCGTGCGAGGTGTCCTCGGCGAGCCGCCGTTGGGCCTCTGATGCGATCCGTTCGTTCTCGCGGTTCTCGCACTCGGTCGAGCAGTAATCGCTGCCAGCGCGGGCGCTGGGTATCGGTGTCCCGCAGGCGCACACAAGACGGCTCACGGCTGGTCCTCCACGCTGGCGCGCACTCTCCGTGACGCTGCTCTGGTCCGGCGGCGGGGCGCTCCCTCGGGAGAGGGTTGTTGTGTGAGACGCCGCTGAAGCTCGCGGTATAGCCTGCTGCGCCTAATGAGGCGGTGCCGCGGGGTGAGGATGAACATGGCGGCCGAGTAGGCGAGGTAGACGTCTTCTTCCGGGGTCCGAGGATGGTCGGGGATTGACGGGTAGATCGGGTTGACGCCGGAGTGGAGAACGGCGTTGATCATGGCCCGCATAGCGGCGCTGTCCCGCTTGCCCCACATTGGTTCGACGTGGACTTGCAGCGACCGGAGTTCGTCGATGTGCTCGGGTTTGCTCGTATCGTTTCCGAAGTCGATGTACTCGCCCATGCGGTGGAACTCGTCGATGGCGATGGCTGCGGCACGTCGGACCGCTTTTGCTGTTCGAGGATGCGGTCCTTGCGTGCTTCAAGCCAGGGCTTGGCGAACCACTCGGTGCCGAGCGAGACCACGAGGGCGACCAGCGCGGAGATGAGGATGTTGTTCACGGCTTCCAGGTCTCGTCGTAGTCGGGGTGGTCGCTGTAGACGGCGGCGAGGGCGCGCAGCGTGTCCTCGCGGTGATCGCAGGGCTGCAACTCCACATCGCAGGCAAGGCAAATTCCAAGCTCAAGGATGGCCCGCTTGGAGGCGACCTCGCAGAGGACACGGGCGGGCTGGAACCGTTCGACGTGGCGTGCGATCTCGTGCTCGATCCCCCATGGGCCGGTGATGATGCCGCGTCCGTCTGCGATGACAACTTCGTCGTTGTCGAACTCCCATGGCGGCTCTGTGTTGTACCCGTTCTCGGCCGCCCGTGCGGCGGCCCGTGCGGTGTCCTCATCCTCTTGGAGTCGGGCGGCCAAGAACTCGACGATGGAGGGGGTGGTCATGCTGTCACATCCAGTTCGAGGAGCACGTCTGCAGCTTCGCGAGTGAACAGCCACCGGATGATCCGGGCTTCGATGTTGCCGAGGTCGACATTGATACCGCCCATGGCAAGTCGTGAGCGGCTGAACCCGGCGGCGACGCTGTACGATCCGGCGCCGATTCGCACTTGGACGTCGACGATCTGGTAGTCGTCTGTGAGGGGTCGGAGTCCGCGCGGGTCGCCAATGTCGAGGGGCGCGCTGAACACTGCGCTGGTGGTGCCGCGTGGGGCGTTGTGCCATTGGCCTTCCAGGGGGCCGTCGACGAGGAGAATGGGTCGGGTCTGCTGGTTGGTCACGGCTGCTCCTGGTCTCTGAAATCACGGGGTTTATGTGTGCGGAGGGTACTTGTATGGCTACGGGATTTCGTGTGTTCGCTGGTCACGGCCGCTCCAGTCGTTCGAGGAACGCAGCCTTGGCCTGGAGTAGTTCCTCGGGCGTGTCGATGATCTTCACGAGCCTCGCGGCGGCGAGGACGTCGGAGGGCGGTGGGTTCTCCAGGTGGACGCGATACATGCGGAACCCGTAGATGTCCATGTCCCAGGTGTACTGGCCGCCAAGGAATTCGCGATGGATCTCCGCGATGATGCCGCCGGTCTCGTCGTTCACCTCCCACTTCCGGTAGGTGTCGTCGTGTTCGACGACCTTGAGGTGGAAGACGGCGGCGCGCATCGCCCGGATGACGTCACGCCAGGTCGGCTCGGGCACCGGTTCCGGTGTCGGCGACCGATACTCGGCGAGCGCCTTGCGCTGGCCGTCGGTGAGGCCGTCCCCGTGGAAGTCGAAGAGCCCGTCGATCGTGTTGAACGTAACGCCGCCATCGAGGCCGTGGAGCTGAATGCCGTCCTGGTCGTAGACCTTGGACGGGTCGAGCCCGAACGCAGTGACGAGTGCGATGCCGTGGCGGTTCTGCCACGCGATCGCTTCATCGATCGTGGTCATGATTCATCCTTCCACGGGTGGCTTGGATGTCAAGGAGCAGCGGAGGCGCTGCCAGAGCGTCGCCGGCCGCCACATCCTGCCGATGACCAACTGGCCCCTGTTGCCTTCGCTTGCGTCGGCCACACGCCAGAACCTCTGGCAGGTGTCGCACCGCCAGAGATCCCCGACCCTGCCGACCGCGCCGATGGCGGGGATTTCGCCGCTGGTGGGCGTGCGCATTCGTGTGTCGCCTGCTGTCGACGTACCCAGGTCACGGTGTCTCCTCCAAGGCTCGACGCAGCCGGTCGAGCATCGTCTTCTTCGAGGTCAACTCCGGCGGCGTCCCAGGATCACCGGGCGAGCCGGTGCGAAGCCAATGCCGGTAGTGCTCGCCGCACCAGCCACGGGAGAGCGGCCGGCATTCACAGCCTTCGAACCGGCAGACCGGTCCATTGCGGTCCATCCGGGCCGTGATGCGGTTGGTGGTCGGGGAGCTCATGCCTCTCCCTCGACGCCGCCGCGCAGCTTTGCGGCACGGACTTCGAGCCAGCGCGCGTCCACCGTTGCTGGGACACCGCGCAGCGCCGGCCGTGCCCGAAGCTCGGTTGCGATCGCTTCGAGCTCGTCGGCCTTCACCGCGTTGATCGCCACGGCCGCCGCGCCCCAAAGCGCAGCGACCGTGTTGCCCGAGAGCTGTGCGGTCGTGCCCTGTGTGGACGTCAGCAGGTTGTCGTTGTTCACGGTGTCTCCCTCGTGATCGATGGGTTCTGACCTGGGCTGGGATTCCATGGGTCACGCGTCCTGCGTGGCGAATGCCGCCTGGAGCTTCGTCCACCGCTCGTACTCGTCGCGGCTGTATCGGGCGTTGCAGCGTGGGTCGACGCAGACGACGGTGTCGCCCTGGCGGGTGAGGGTGTAGCCGTCGCATTCCCTGCAGGCGACGCCGTCGATGCGGTCTGGTTTGGAGTTGCCGGGGTCGTTGAGCCGGTCGAGGCGGCGGGCGAGCGCGGACAGGTACGCGGCGTGGTCGCCGATCGACTCGGGGAGGGAGTTGCACGCCCAGTCGATGCGTTTGTCGAGCCAGTCCGCGAGGCCCGCGACGGTCGGCTGCGGCAGGGACTCGGAGGGGTGGGATTCGCGCCAGGCGGGGAGCCACGCGGAGGCGATGTGCCACAGGATCCTCGCGGCGGGCAGGACGCCTTCCTGGTCGGGTCCGACCGGCAGGAGGGGGATGGTGATGGCGGGGCCGGTGTAGGCCTCGTCGAGGACGGCGATGCGGACGCCGAGGGGTGCTTCGTGGCTGCCGGAGACGCGTTCGCGTTGCCCGCCGCCGGGGGTGGGGTCGAGGAGGAGGTGTGCGCGGGGGATGCGGTGGAGGAGCCCGTGGAGTTG